ATCGGTCTTGGTAGGCACAGATTAGGAAACAAATATGATTGATGATAAAAAATTAGTCGCTAACTCTGAGAAGTTGTTAGCAAAAATATATGAGGTTAATGACAATAGACTGCCAGAAGAATTATTTCTTGAAGTTTCTTCTGTCATTATTTCGATAAATAGATTCAAAAGAGAGAAGGTGCTCCATGAAAGACAAGGAAAAAATAAAAATGATAAATTTGGAAGAGATATCTCAGAAAGATCTCTTAGAAGAATTACGCATACACATGAAAAAATTCAACGAAAGAATGGAGGATATAAAGAATCCACATAAACTTCTAGAAGTATTACTAACCTATGCAATGTGCGTCACTTATGACGTGTTAATAGAAGATACCAATGGAGCTACAATGTTGATTGGGGCCTCTTGGGGCAGAGTTGTTCATGATGTTGCTAAAGAAAAAGGCATGAATAGAGAAGATGTATTTTTTCAAGCAGATGTATTAGGTAATCTAGCTGGATCTACTCCATTTGAATATGCAAAAAATAAATACGATATGAGTGAAGAAGATTTAGACATATTAGATGTTGAACCAGAAAGTAAAACAAAACACTGATGGCTGTAAGAAAAGAAGCAAGAATACATATATCCAGGGCTAAGTATAAAAAGACTAGCCAAGGTTATGGCAATGTAAAGTTCAGTACGATGAATAAAAATAAAAGGAAGTCCTTCAAAGCATATAGAGGACAAGGAAGATGATCAATGAAACTAAGACCGTATCAAGAAGACGCTATCACTGCGTTAGAAAGTTGGTTTGCAACTGAGTCAATAGAGAAACACCCTCTACTCAGTTTACCTACTGCGTCTGGCAAAACAGTTATCTTTTCTAACTTTATTAAAAGAACCATAAAGAAATATTCTGACGCTAGGTTTTTAGTCTTAGCACATAGACAAGAACTTATCGAACAAGCAGAAGAAAAAATAAAATCAGTATGGCCAGATGCACCAGTCGGTGTGCTATCAGCTGGGTTAAAAAGATCTGAGATAGATTCTCAAATACTTGTAGCTTCAAGAGATACTTTAGCCTCTGGATCTCGATTAAAAAAAGTTGGACACTTTGATTACACTATTATTGATGAGGCTCATAACATATCTCCAGACGAACATACTAGATATCAAAAGATAATTAATGAGTTGTCTGCTGAAAGAGCTATGCGTGTTTTAGGTTGTACTGCTACGCCATATCGTATGGGTCAAGGTTATATCTATGGCAAAAGAAAAGATCATTTTTTTCATGACATTGCTTATCAAGCAAAGATACCAGACTTAATAGACCAAGGTTATCTAGCTAGAATTACTTCTTACAAAGTAGATGACAATACTATTATTGACGCTAGTAAAGCCAAGCTTAAATTTAAAGGTGGTGATTACAAAGAATCTGATCTAGAAAAATTAGCTATGGACGAGAAGACCATTGTCGCTATCATCAATGATTGGTTAGACAAAGCATATACCAAAGGCAGAACAGCTTCCGTGTTCTTCTGCGTATCAGTATTACATGCTATGAAGATGAATATGCACTTACAAAAGCATGGGATTGAATCAAGATTACTAACTGGCGAAACTCCTGGAGAAGAAAGAAAACAAATACTAGAAGACTTTGAATCTGGAAAGGTACACGCTGTTTGCAATGTAGGTGTTTTAACAGAAGGTTGGGACGCTCCCAGAACAGATTGTATTGCCATGCTAAGACCAACCAAAAGTTTAGGACTATACGTTCAGATGTGTGGCAGAGGTATGCGATTGTATCCAGGCAAAGATAATTGTTTGCTTTTGGATTATGGTGAGAACATTGCTAGACATGGTTGTATTGATACAGCCAAGCCAGATCAAGAAATAAAAATAAGAAGACCTAAAATCTGTGGCAATTGTTTGGCTGTCAATCCACCGCATGCAAAGAAATGTGTCGAATGCAATGAAGAGTTTCCGGTAGCAGAGTTCTTAACTTTCTTAGTACCTATGGAAGAAAGAAAGGTAGCTAAGAAAACCAAAGCAGATTCTGGAGCAGTTATCTCTGACGAAAAGCAAAAGAACAAAAGTTCTTTAGAAGCTGTGACTAGTGTTAGTGCAGCAGTTGCTGACTCTAAAAATGGCAATAAATATTGTAAGGTATTCTTTTATGTTGATAATCAATTCTTACCTAGGATGATGCCGCTTATGTTTGGCCATTCAAGAATGCACGGACTAGCAATTAATTATTGGTGTCGTTTAGTAGATCCAAAAATATGGGGCGTACCTAGAACTTCTGAACAAGCAGCAGCTAAGATAAACCAAGGAGCTCTCAAAGGAGTTAAGTCTGTTGGGATAAAAAGAGAAGGTAAATATTTTAATGTAAAGAAAGTAATTTTTGACGATAAGGAGATATTTCTATGAGCAAGATAAATAAAATGATAGATCATGTAATGTTATCTGAGCCACCAAAGTACAGACCATATTTAGGTATGAGTCAGATTGGTAATCCAGATGAAAGAATGCTGTGGTTAAATTTTAGATGGTGCTTACCACCAAATAAATTTGAGCCAAGAGTATCTAGGATCTTAGAACTAGGTAATGTTATTGAAGACGTAGTTATTGATTATCTTAAAAAAGCAGATGGCGTAGAAGTATTTACTGAAGATAAAAAAGGTGATCAGTTCAAAGCTTCTTTACTTGGCGACCATTTTTCTGGACATATAGATGGTGTGGTTAAGAACCTGCCAGAGCATGATGATGATTCTATGGTCCTGGAAGTCAAGAGCTCTAATGACAGAAGATTTAATAATTTAGTTAGTGAGAACAGTTACGAGCGTTGGTCACTAGAATACGAAGCACAAGTACATTGTTATATGGGTGCTTTTAAATTACCTAAATCATTAGCTTTGGTTTACAACAAAAACAATTCTGATATTTACAGTGAAGTAATTAAATATAATGACGAGCTCTTTCAATCCTTGATAGAGAAAGCTAAAAGAATTATTACTTCGCCAGAGCCACCGGATTTATTCTTAAGTGAGAACGATTGGAAAGTTAAGAATTTACCAAAAGAATCTAGAGAAGTTTATTTAGGTAGAGCAGAACCACCTTTTAAAAATTGTAGAAACTGTAAACACTCAAAGCCAATCATAGAAGTCTCTGGAGCTACTTGGCGTTGTGGCAAAAAAGGTGTGTTATTAAATCCAAAACAACAAATGGACAAGAAAAACTGCCCTGATCATGAACTTATATTTGGCTTGATACCTACACCCTTTTAGTAAAAAAGTTGCAATAATATATAAAAATCGTTATATAATACGCATATCTCTATAAAGAGGTGCGTAATGGCTAAAATATTTAAATTAGATACATTTAAAAACATAGCTAGTCTTAGAGGCGAAACTACCAGTCTCGCTGATTATCCTTGCATCAACGCCTGTCACTGGCCCACCAGTATGGAAAATGGTCGTTGTACTGTTTGTGGTTTATATGATTATCAACACTCTCCAGTGTTCTGGAAATCATTACCAAAATTAGAGCGCAAGATGATAAACCTTAATAACTCTGAGAAAGGCTATAAAATAAAACAGATCTATAAATAAAGCACTGGCTTAGTGTAGATCAAAAATACAGGACGAAGAAAAGATTTGTCATGTAGAGGATGAAACTGCCACTAAAGAAATACCCAGCACTTCCGGTGAGTATATTCTTAAAATTCATGCGCGGATTATATACAAAAATATTTGGCATATAAAAAAAACTTTTTATTTCTTTTTATTTCTTACAATATTTTCACACCACCAAAGCATCATGTCCTCAGTCAGAGTATGTTTAATGATATTGGCACGCTGACAAACCAATTGAATGTTGCTTCTAACATACCAAACGCTAGGATCTATTCTATCTATAGTTACGTTAAGGTCCTTCTTACCACTACCGTCTCGATGATGAGTCATCAATACGCCAGATAAAGCACAAAGACCATCTTGCTCGTCCCATATTTCTATTAAATCTTCTGGCGTTATCTCCCAATCTTTATCTGGAAATTTACTAACCCTGGTATGTCTTAATTGATTGTGAAGTAAATTTAAAAAACTTTTGTAACTTGATGATCGCTTTCTGTTTCTATCTATAACATGGCAGTCTCTACAAATACCACGATAAGTTACTCCGCCTCCGGTTTGTTCTCTAGCTTCAAAAAATTTAATCTTGCGTCTCTTTTTGCAGAGCGTACAAGTTCTAGTTTTTTGAGACATTATGCTCTAGGTGATTGAATGACTTCGATAGTTACATCAGGATATATTGCTTCTACTAATTTCTTTTTTAATTTAAAGACATCAGTCAATACTCCTTTAGTATCTTCTATAACCTCCTCTCCTTTTACATTTTTATATTTAAAGTCTGCTATATAAGTGCAGATCTTTTTACCCTCTACGAAACATGGAAATTGTGGATGAACTTCTATGTCTGACACCGCGCCAGCAGATTCTAATTCTTTCAAGAATTTATATCTAGCTGCCTCTAATTTGCTATCAAATGTGATACCATCGAGCTTTACTTTAATAGCTCCGTACTTGTTATAGGCCATAATTTATTATACAATTTTTTATAAAGATTAAGTAATAATTAACATACGAGGAGAAGCTGAATGGCAAGTCATGTAACCATCGGGGTAAACAAAGAAACTCACAAAAAATTAGGTAAACTCGCATCATTAACTCACAGGACCCGTGCTAACACGGTTGAATGGTTGGTTGAAAAAGCTATTAAAGAAATAGAACTGGCTGAAAAAAATGGTGGCGCTGATCATATTAAATTTGGTATCTAAGTAATACCTAGTAGTTTATCTATCTCCGCTTGTCTTAAAGCTACAGAAACTCTATCTTGAGTTTGTTTATTTCTTATTTGTGCATTAGGACTTTGAACTGCTCCAAATTGATTGCCTCTATATCTGCCTTCAAGATCCTCCAGTTTCAATCCTTCAAATATTTCTTGTAATCGTATTGGGTCAATATCTTTTCCTTTCAGTTGTTCTTCAAATATTTTGTCTTCATCAGGTTCTATAGGTTGGAATCTACCCATTAAAACTTCATCATAATTAGTTATTTTCGCTTTTTTTAAAATATCTGATTGTTCTTGAAGAGTCAGTCCCAATATTCTAGTATCGTTTAAAGTTTGATATAAATCTCTTAAAGCATTATATCTATCACCATTAGCCCTTATAAAAGCTAATGTATAATTTTGAGCTTCTTTTTCTCCTGCATTTCCAGTATTTAAATACTTATTAAATTCATTAGAAGAATCTTGCACTGCCTGTGCAGCTTCGTAAGCTCTGTATAATAAAGTTTTTTCTAGTTGTGGTTTAACGGTTTTAATACCAGTAAATGCTTGCAACATAGTTTCGCCCACATCTAATTCTTGTCCTCTACCTCCCTTTCCAGGATTGCCGTTTTTAGTAAAATTGATTATAGACTTTGGACCATCTTTTAAACGAGCTCCGACATAAAAATTATTGCCTTCAGAAAATTCAAAGTTAACTGGCGTAGCTGAAGGTAGTATTGTATCTATAGAATAAACAATACCTTTCAAAGCTTTATCGCCAACAGTATCACCTTCTCTCCATATTTTTCTACCGGTTGCTGTTTCTCCTCTGGCAGCATCAGCAATAGCGTTTAAACCAAAAGCTGGTTCTACGAAAGGAGTTATTAATTCTAAACCTCCTTGAAAGGTGCTATCTAATAAAATTTTTGTTAAGGATTCTTCGTTTCTATTACCTTCTTCTACTTCAGCTAATATTCTAAGAGCTGGCCTTCTAAATAAATCATAAGGATTCATGTAACTAAAATTAAAAAATTCTGTAGGGTTGCCAAATTTATCAGAACCTACTGGAACCATTGTTGCTGTTTCTTCCCAAGGAGTTCCTTGTCTTTGAAAAGCTTTTATTTGATCGTAAGTAACTCCAGTCAAATAAGATCCAACTGCTGTTATGCCTGCGCCAAATCCACCGCCAGCAGTTATTGCTCCAGCCAATCTACGCATTCCTATTTTTTGTAACTCTGGGCTTTCAGAAGCAAGTTCTCTTATAGCTCTGTGTAAAGAGTTTGTACCATTTCTAATCATCTCAGCAGGGAATGCTGTAAAGTTACCTATGGGTAATCTACTAATACCATCTCTAACAATAGGAACAACTCTTTGATAATTTTGTACGGTATTTAAAGTTAATTCAGCTGTTTCAGCTCTAGCGAAAGCTTCTGCTTGATCATCAGTGAGTCTTCTTATATCTAAAACTGCACCGCCATTTTTTCCTATTGTTATGTTATTTTGAAAATTTTTTATATTGGCCATAGATTCCACTGGAACAAACTCTGCCCCTGGTTTTAAATTTTTATCAGCTCTTATTATGTTTAATGCGTTTTTAAATCTAGGTTTTTCTAAAAAATAATTGAATACTCTAGCTGTATCATCAGTCATTTTATAAACTTCTTCTGCAAAATCTGTAGTTTGTTTTATTCCAGGAGCTTCTTTTATTCCTTTTACAAATCTTCCAAAACCCGGAGCTGCATCAAAAGCTATCTCAGCGTTTCTTTTTAATTCTCCAAAGATAGCACTACCACCTCTTTGTGCTATTCCTAATTCTGTTAACTCTTCAACAACTTCAGATTTTAATTTTCTACTTGCAGGATCTATTAATCCAGCAAAAGTATTTACGTAAGCGTCTGCTAATTTACCAGTGCTACCTACGTTACCATTTAATAAAGCAAAGAATGGTATTGAAGTATTGTTTCTAACTTGTGCTAATGGCGAACCAACTGTCTTTCCATATTGTGATATAGATTTTAAAGCTAGCATAGGAGCGTATGCTTTCATTAGAACATGATGATTTTGTTCAAAAGAAGTAGTTGTTTTGGCAATAGCATTATAAAAATCTTCTCTAGTTACCATGCCAGACAGAGCTCCAAAGTTATCTCCAAATTGTTTATAAATAACTTCAGTCTTACCGTCAGCGGATGGTTTTGCAAATCTATTAGGTCCTACATCAATAGCTCCTTTTAAAAATTCTTTATCTTTTAAGAATTGTTTAGTTCCTAATTGAGTTGGTCCAATATCATTAATTAATTTAATATCTTGAAAAACTTTAGTCTTTCCAATTATGCTTGATAATTTACTAATCGTACTTGCAGCTACTAGCCCAGTGTTAGCTAAAGCTTGTTCTGGCGTGCTTTGTAAATAGCCACTCACTTCTCCTAAAGCTCTTCTTACTGCCGGTAAATTGTTTAAGGTCCTGCCTTTTAATATTCCTTGTTGAGCTTTTGATAAACCCTCTGATATAAATTCAGCAGTTTCAAAACCAGTAAAATCTTTATTGGTTGCTGAACTTCTACCTCTAGAGCTTATGCTCCTCCAAACATAATCTGCTGTATTATCATCAAAACCAGTAACTTTTTTTATTTCATTTATAGCAGATTGTTTTAATTTTGGATCTAAGTTTTTTAAAAATGCACCATCATCCATGAAAGCTTTATAAACTCTAGTTCCATAAATACCTATGTTTCTTGCTACTGAATCTTTTAAACCTTCTTCAGTTAATAAAGCATTAAAAGCTTTCTCATCTGTTTTTCTTAAATCTAATATTTCTCTAGACATATCATCAACTTGGTCTCTCATGTCTCTAACTATATTGCTAATTTTTAATCTGTCATCAATGCCTAAAGATTTATAAGATTTAGTCATTCTTTTTTCTATGTTTGTTATATTTCTACGAGCATTACCTCTAACTTTCATAGCTAATTTTTTTATTTCATCTGGATTAGTTATTCCTGGATTTTTATAAGACACTCTAATTTGAGGAAACAAAGCATCTTCTATAGATCTGGCCATTGACATGGCTTGAGTTTGACTTAAATCTAATTGACTAATTGTTTTTTCTAAAGTTTTAATATTGTTATTAACCATCTCTACATTATGGTTAGCAATCGCAGTCTTTTGCGCTTTAGCTTGAGCAACTATAGTATTAGGTAAGCCTTCACTACTAATTAGTGGTACAGGTCCTTCTAAACCAACTCCTTTTACGCTGAAAGCATTTTTAATTCCTTCCCAAAGACCTAATGTTTGTTCTGTCATCTCTCCTTCAAAATCTTTTACTTTGGTAGTTTTTTTAGCTAAACCACTAGAGGCAATAACTTTAGCTGCTACTGGCGACACTGCGTCTAAAGTGCCACCAACTGCGCCAGTTACTCCTTTAATAGCGTAAGGTAATCCCATGACAAAAGCAGTTGCTTCTCCTGCTACATTAACTTTTTCCATTAATCTAGCAGCTGCTGCCTCTGAACCATTTAATCTAGCTAATCTTTCTTCGTCGGAATCATTATCCATGAAAGCATCTAATATCGTAGTAGTGTCATCTGTTGCTACTGCGCCATCAACAACTCCAAACGTTAAAGCTTTTTGTAGGTTAGAAAATTTATTAGCTCTAGATATTAAACCAGCTGCACCTAATCCAGGCACACCAAATTGAGTTATAAAAGAAGCTATCTCACCAGCTGTGCTTTCTGGCGCATCGATCATTCTATTGTCAAAAAATGTTTGTAGATCTTTAGTTAAATCAGTATCGGCAAAATAATCTATAGCAGAAGTAACAGTCTCTCCAATACCTTTAGCACTTTTTTGTAAACCAAGTAAGCTTCCTCTGGCTATGTCTGAGAGTATGCCTTTTCTTTCTGCCATAATTTTTAATCGTCTGCTGGGGCTGCTGGGGCTACTGCCCTTGGTCTAGCACTAATGTATGGAAATATTTCGTCTGCTGGTAAATCAGTTACAGAAGCTAACTTATTAGCATCTGTTATTATTGTTTCTTTTCCAGTATCTGGGTCTGTAAAAACAATCTCCATATCTTTTGTTCCAAGACCTGCACCTGGATTTCTTTCTTGAAGACCTTTATAAGCTTCATACATTATTTGTCTAAGATCTTTAAGTCTTTGGGCAACATCAAGTACAGTCCCTGCTTTAGCTCTTTCTCCAGCTAAATATAATTTTCTCAAATCTGGATCATCTTTAATTGACTCTAATAGTTTTTGTGTTGCTCCTTTGTTAGCCTCTATAGCTTGGTCTTGAGCTAGATAAGCAGTGGTAAACTCTGGTATTCCTAAAGGAGATAAAGGTACAAAACCTTCTCTTGGCATCATCATTGCAGAAAAACCAGCTAACATTTTTTTTGCAAACTCTGGGTCACTAGCTACTCTTTGACCATAAGCTTTACCAAATGATTTTACATATTCACCGAAGCTTGGTTTATCTCTTTCTATTCCTTTCGTTTTATCCTTAGGATCTATATATTTAGGGCCAACGCCGCCTTGATCGTTTCTTGAATAACCATAATCATTTATTAAAATTTCTCTCATAAATTCACCGACAGTATCTGGATCGTCATTAACTGCAGGCATTCCCGCAGTTTTTAAATCTTTTCTTGTTAAACCTTCTGTACCAGTAATTATTTCATCATCACCATCACCACCAGCGCCAAAATATAAACTACTGGCTGTAATAGTAGCTACACCAGCAACTGTTGCTTTTGGATATCTTTGAAATATATTTCTACGAGCTTGTCCAGCGTCTGCTCCAGCTCCAGCTCCAGTACCTTCATCTACTGCATCAGCTGTTTGTGCGCCGGTTTTTTTATCAGCTTCTTTTTGTATTTTTTCTTTAGCTTGTTTAACAGCTTTACCACCTTTTTTAAAGCTTTGTATTCCTTCTATTATTCCACCATCTTTTTTATAACCGTAAACAGTAAATTCTCCGCTTTTTTCTAACTCTTTCTTTTTATTTTCTTCTATTATTTTTCTTAGCTCTCTAACATCTTTAACAGTGCTAGGAAATCCAACCGTTTCTTGTGCCGCAAACAATCTACCAAAGTTTTTTGCCTTGCCTCCGATGGTGTTTGTTTCTCTAGGAATATAAGCTCTATCTACTATGTTGCCAGCTTTGCTAGCAATTTTTCTAATTTTGTTTCCTGTAGTCAAAGCCTTGATACCTATAGCTGCTGGTATGCCTATACCAGTTGCGGCTAAAGCTAAAATTCCATAATCAATTGGGTCAGTTGGATCAAATATCATTCCGTCTTCACCAAACATTGCTAACTCTAATCCTTCATCGCCAAAAATTCCTCCCCTTGTGCCTGGAACAGGTATATTTAATACGCCGCCTGTTTCAGGATCATAAAAAGTTTCTCGATCAAATCTGCTCCCAAAATCTTTTACGTTTTGACCTAAATCTTTTATGCCTTGTGAGTAAGGATTTTTGCCCATCATCTCATAAGCCTCGCGTAATCAACTGCATAGTAACCATTTTTAATACTTACTGCCTCTGGCTCTACTTCGAGAACTTCTTGAGCTAAGAATCCAGCAGTAGGTTCTGATTCGACTCCTATTTCTTTGGCTTTGTCATTCCAATCCCATTCATACCAGCCTAGATTATCGTCATAGTCTCCTACTCTTCTAATGTTTTCTTTTAATTCTATGTCTGAATTTACAGCTGCGCCAATCCCAGCAGCAGCAGTTCCTACAGCTCCTGCAGCACCAGCTATTTGAGATAATGGTGAAGGTTGCATTGCCATTTGAGGTTGATATATTTGGGCGCCTGTGCCCCCAGAAATACCTCCAGCAGGCATTCCAGCTAAGAGTTGTTGTCCTCTTTGCAATCTAGCAAAAGGTTCATCAGCTAAGACATCAGCCGCTCTAAATCTTCTAGATAATTCTGATTGTTGAACACTTCTGTCGATAGCTCCTTGACCGGCCATAGCTCCTATTCTGTTAATTGCTTGTGCTTGCCCAGCAGCTCCAAGTGTGGATATACCGCTACCAACATTTTGTAACTGTGCAATATTTTGACCAACTTGAGCTTGAGCATCTTGAAAACCTTGTCTTCTAATACCACTTACTGCTTCCAACAATCCTCTACCCAAAGCCGCCTGATTTTCTGCTTGAGCTATTCTGCCTCTAGAACCACCAAAGGCTCCAGAAGTAACAGCAGCGTCTCTAATACCGATATCTTTTTGTTGATAGGCTTTGGTAATATCATCTATTGATTGTTGTACCACGTCATCTTCAAAAGGATTAAATCTAGCTCTGGCAGCTGCAACTGGATCTCTTGCAAGATCTCCTGCTTGTCTATAGTAATCTATACCCTCTGGAGTAAAACTTGCAAATTGTCCTAGTTGTCCCGCTTGTTCTGCTGCTTGTCTTTCTAATTCAGTTAGCTGTGCAGTGCCTTCAATAGGAATAGGTCTTTCTTGAGATATTAAGCCTTCGTATTCTCCAGGAGAACCGAAGTAAGCGCCCAATAATCTTCTGCTGTAATCTTCTATGTAAGGAGATACAAAAGAATAACCAGTGGTAGGCAGCTCAACTGATTCAGCTTTTGGTCCCATAATTGGTTTACTTTTACATGTGCATCCCATAATACTACCTATTTAAATTGTTGTAATAAGTCCCACCAATTTGGTGAAATCCTTTGTTTAATAATAATTTTTCTGCTTTATCAATGCTACCAATATTATATATACCCATTATGATTGGTATATTTTTTTCTTCAGCAAGTTTCATCCCAGCTTCTAATAACATATTAGATGGTTTTAAATCATCCTTTACATTTCTATATTCTGGCCTAACAAAAAACCAACTGTCTCCTAAAAAAACATCGTCTGACCACCAATGAGAACATTCTTCTAATCCTAAACTACCAATTATTTCTTGATTACTTCTTACCACATAAACAACACCTTTTAATAAAACATTGTTTATCTGCCAAGAAGTTTTGCCCCAATGCACTCTAGGAGATTCACCACCATCTAAAGAGTGATCTGCATGAAAATGATTAACCAAAAAGTCTGCTATTTCTTTACCGTCTTTTTCGTTAAATGAAAGTTTATCTAAAGTAAATTTACTCATGTTAAGACATAACTCCTATTAAAGATCCCAAACCGCTTTTAACTAATTTATCAGCAGCCTCTCCATCTGGACCTAGAGTATCTTGTAAATACTCAAGAACCATTGCGCCTATATCTGTTTGTTCTTCTAAATCTGCTGGGTTTGCTCCCATTTGTAAACCTAACCCTCTTACAGTTTTAGCATTAACAACAAATTCACCATCGCTTAACATAGCTGGTATTTCGTCACTAGTTTCAGAGCCTGGACCAGAAACTAATTCATCTGTTTCTGGAAAAAACTTACCATCAATTAACATTCCATCTGCTGCATATTCTACGCCAGATACTCTTCTTGGCGGGTTAAAACCTCCTTCAGGTCTCATTCCCAAATTAAAATTAACTTTTTCAATAGGAGGAGCTACAGCAGCACTAAAAGGTTTGCCTGGTCTAGCAGCTGCATATTCTTTAGTTATTTCAGAAAAATAAGGTCTATAGACAGCTTTGTAGGGAGCGTCAGTAGGTATGTATTGAGTTGTTCCAGGCATAAACTGTTGTGCCATTTGCATTCTAGCAATTTGTTTTTGAATTGCCTTATCCTTACTCTTTAATGGCGAAGCATCAATTAATTGTTCTAATTTTCTTAAATTTTCGTCAGCATACATTGTTCCGCCATTTGCCATCTCCATTATTCCACCGTCTGCCATACCGCCAACTCTAAAAACATTTGGCATAGTAGGCATTATCGCTTCACCTATACCTCCTCCACTTACCATTACAGCTTCTGGCATTTGTATATCTGCTAGAGCTCCCAAGCCTTCTAAAGCAGCCAATGCTTTTTGTCCTTTGGTGAGTGGTTTTTTAAAAGGGTCATTTGTTAAATTACCTTGTTTATCGTATTCAAAATTATATTCAGTAATGTCGCCAGCTAATTTGTCATATTGTTCCGAAAGATCTTTGTCATAAGGTTTTCCTACTAACTCTGAAAATTTTTCTTTTTCTGCTTCACTTATTTCATAATCTGGAGTTACTGTTACTTCATTAATTTTTCTTTCTTTATCTTCATCTTTATCATCTCCGAAACCAAACATATTTTTAATACTCTTAAATGTAGGAAATGGCATACCTCCACCAAAAAGTTTTGCAATGCCGCCTTCATTAAATTTTCTTTCAAATCTAATACCTGTTTCCATAGGATTTCTATAAAAAGAAAATTCAGGGTTAACATCAAAAATTATTTCTTTACCATCTTTTCTCAACGGTATGTTGCTTTCTTTTAATATTTGATTTATGCCTCCTTCTTCTAGAGCATCTTTAACATCTCTACCTCTAAGCACATCTCCTAATATTTTAGATATTGCATTTTTACCAATAAAATCTCGAAGATCGTTTTCTGATTTCATTTTAAATAAATCTATCGCTGAGTCTGGATCGACTGAACCGCCGTTAGCTAACATCGCTAATCCTCCGCCGTAAAAACTTTCTGGGTCGTAACCCATTTTTTTTACTACATCTGGTCTTTCGTCAGCTAAAGCTTTTAAACCTTCTTGATTTTCTTTTATATCTTTCATCCTTTTGTATCAGTTCTTTTTAATTTATCGTATGATCTAAGTCCCGACATTCCTAGGAGTGCCATGAGAATCGCAGATAACTGCGAAAAATCAAATTCTGGCATTTCTATCTGTACGCCAGAAGTCTTTATTATAACCTCAATTATGGGTGCAAGTACAAAGTGATAACCAAGTGCAAAACTGCAGATCCACCCGACAGAGGGCCTCCAATTTCGTTGAAACGGAGAGCCTTTTGCTTCTATTTTATTTACTTCTATCTGAGCTAAATTTGCTTGATGAAATAAAGTAGCTAACTCATGATCTAATTTAGCTTGTAAATCTTTATCTTTTACAAATTTACCAACAATATCACTAACTGGCTTTATTAACGATTCAATCATTATATTACTCCTCTACTATTCTATAATGGTCACCATCGAAAGTCATGGCTCTGTTTCTATTATCTTTATTAGATACATAAGAAACATGAACCCAACCACTACTTGGATCTACTCCATCATAATATTCTAAAATTACTTGATCAAAATCTAATTCGTCTTTTATAAAATTAAATAATTCTTCGTTGTTTACTCCAGGTATTTCTAAATCTACCGCTTGGCCTAATACATGCTGACTAGTATCAGAAGAGCCAATATATCTGTTGAGAGTAATACTGCGATAACCGCTATTAGGGCTAAAAGGTATTTTGTAGTAGTTCCTAATCGGTTGAACGATGTTTTTACATAATTTTTCCAGACTTTTAAATGTTTCTTTATCATGAACACAATTATCTATATTTTTTCTCTTTGCTACAAAACTTTTTTCAAACTCTTTTAATTTAAAATTTTGACTTAATTTAGTTTCACTGTTCCAATCGTTCATACTATATGCTCACGTTTATTGATATTGATCCTTCTTCACTAACAGAAACTTCACCTAAAGAAGCTGTAGCTTCAAAAGAACCAGTTGGTTGTGATGATAAAACTTCAAACTCTTCTCCATTAAAAAACTCTAAAGTATTCTTACTAGTATCAAAAACAATATCACCGGGATTAAATTTAGTATTTAATTTTTCTTCTGTATTTATTTGTAGTGTTGCATTAGGGTCAAACTTTTGTAGGTTTAGTTCTAATACTCTAACCAATCTATTAAAAACATCTGGCGTTATTTCTCTGCCAGCTATAGGCAATCTAGTTTCTAATAATTTTGCCACTATCTTTTTCCGTCTTCTCTAAAATTAAATCTGGTTGCTCCTAATCTAAACTCTAAACCATTTCTTGCTGATACGTCATTGTCATCATCAGACTCTACTCTATATATAGCTTGTCTGGCTCTTGCTCTAGTATCTATTTTTTTTGTTGTATTGGTAATTGATGAGCTAACTTTTTCTGTTGGCGAATCGTTAGGGAAATCTCTAGTTTTTAAAACTACGTTTAAAGCTGCGTTACCATTAGAACCAGTAAATTTTATGTCAGGTATTATTTCTCTAACCGAATAAAATTTATCGCCGTCTTCTATGTCAAAGTCTCCAGACTCTATAAATACATTGTCCATTGGTGAACCATCATTATCATTACCACTTTCGTGATTATATAAATAATAAGAGTTGCCAGATTTACCAGTGGCTAAAGGAAAAGAAAATATTCCTTTATCTATCCAAGAGTATCTTTCTAATTCACCAATGCTCCAAACCTGTTCTATGTAATTGTAAACTACATATTTATCTGGTTCGGTAGATGAAGCAGAACAATAAAACCAACCGACTTCATTAAATTCTCTATTGGTAAAAGCAAAGTTTTTATAAACTTCATCTAAATTTAAATCATCAAAAACATGACTTAAAACAGAACATGGTAGTTTTGATACAGAACCATTGTAAAAATAGAATCCATCAGATGACATCCAGTAAATACCATTATCGCCATTGACTACAGCTTTGGGTCCAATTAAACCAACGTTGTCATTTATTAAATTTAAACCAAATGTAAAAGGCGCTCCAATAAATTGCATTGAGTGCATAGATACATCTGTCCAAATCAATATTTCTTGTCTAGCTTTTAAACCACCAACAATCAGAGAACCAGAAGATATTCTTATAGAACCTGCTGTATTAGTAGCTTTTGCTTCAAACTCTAATAAATTTTCTTGATCAGAAAAAGATATTAATAAAGGATCTATTGTTCCTGTCCTAGCTGTACCATTAGCGTTTAAAGAATCGGAGCCTAAAACAATTAAATGTCTATCAACGTCTGAAGTTAAAACTTGTAAACAACGAGTAGGAACTAAATTAGCTCCAGCGATTGTTTGTAATTCTACTGCTCTAGTTGTTAAACCATTTGAGTTGTCCCATCTAAATATAGAACCTGCTCTAGGATTAATAATTAAATCTTCTCCAAAATTATCGTGAGTCCATAATCTTAAAGTATTGTTTGCTGATAACGGAGTTACTGAACCAAAACTTCCAGAACTCCAACCGCCAGCACCCCAACCAGTAGAGGATACATAAGTATCTAAACCCACATTAAGTTGATATGCGGCCACCGTGCTACCGCCACCATTACCAGAATCACTAGCGTTTGCTAAAACGGTATTACCGTTAGTGTCTTTTGCTTCTATGGTATAACTGTTGGCATCAACAATACTAGTAATTTGATATTCTTGATTTAATACAGATGCAGTAATATTTCCGCTTCCACTTCCTCCATCTAAGGCTGCAGCTCCACTAAAAGTAACGTAATCATTTATTGAAGCTCCATGTCCGTTTTCAGTAACTGTAATGGTAGCATCACTGTTGGCAACTTTAGCAAATGTTGCATCACCTGCAGATGTAGTTTCTCTTATTGGAGTAACATCACTAAAATCAGAACCTTGTTGAATATAATATTTATAAGTGGTCCCCACACCTAATAAATCTGTTCCGTCTAAATTAACCCAGTCATGCAAAGCTCTGGGAGTTCCTTCTAATATGCTTGTACTATTTTTTGCCCAACCTCCTACTTTTTCTGGTAGGCCCCTTCTAAATCTAACAAGATTACCATCAAACCAACCGTTCTCTGCAGTAAGGCTAGTTCCTTCTTTATCTATACCTGGTTTAAATAAAATCTTAGTGTAAGGCATAACAAATACCTACCTTGTTAAAAAAGAGTTTGTTGTATGAAGAAAGCTGTAACGCTTAAAAATACAGTAATTGTAAAAATTAAACTGTTTCTTATGCTTTTATTTATTGAAATAATACCTTGTTCGATAGCATCTAAACGTCTGTAGTTTTCTTTCCATCTTTGTTCACATGCGGCTTCATGCGAGCTAAGTCTTTTATCTAATTCTGTTACTGTAGTTCTTGCCATGTTTTTTTATATTTCGTTACATTTTATATCAATCTTTACGTTTGTCATCTCTTTCAGATTTAGATAACTTATCAGGCTCTATGAGCTCTGGCGCATTTAATAAAGTTTTTAACAAAACATCTTGCCTTATTATCTCATTATCTACAGATCTAACTCTATCTATTAATTGAACTAATATGCCCATTTGTGAGTCTAATTTAGAATCTAGTCTTTTTTCCATAGCTGCCATGCTTTCATTTATCTTGTCATCAACTACATCTATTTTTTGTTCCATGCCGTTAATAATTTTATTTAAAAGTTTCCAAAGAAAAAATCCTAAACCTAAAGTTGCTGCTATTGGGAATCCTACTTCATTAATTATTTTTACTAGATCATCCACTGCAATCTAGTATTAAAAATAACTTTTTAAATTTTCCCAATATTTTTTAGCTTTTTCATCAATTGATTTATTTAAATATGGCATTGTAGCTTTTAAAACTACTTTAGCGACTAATAAACCAACTATGATCCATATAAATGTATCCATAATTACCTCATTTTGTAAAAGTTACCGTACTACTGGGATAACTCTGCCCATAGATAGGGTAAATATTGTTAGTTGCTCCTCCTCCTTGCGTAAAACTCCAAGACCATGTGGTTAATGAACTACCTCCACTACCAGAAAAACCATAACCTGCAGCACTCCTGTTTAAAGATGTGCCATTAACATTTATCGTAGCGAAGGCATCATTATCAGTATTTGAAACAACACCAGCTACTTGTAAATAAAATATTCCAGCACCTCCGTTATTATGATGTCTATTCCAAAGATGTTGAACAGCATTGCCACTAAAAAAACTAGATTTACTTGTAGCAGATGTAAAACTTCCATAATTTACGCCATTAAACTCATCAACTCCACTACCTCTTATTTGGTTACCTCCAGGACCTAATTGAATAGTCCAAAATCCAGGAGAAAAAGTAATTTGAAATTCTGCAGCTGCGCCATACCATTCATTAAAAAACATTGAAACACCTGAACTTTTACCTATCAATCCTCTGATATCAGAGTCATTTAAAGTGCAAGCAGTACCACTAGTACCGCCTGCTTCGGTGTGCATTTGATTTAAAGTTATATTACCACTGGTTGGTATATCGCTCATTTTTTAAGTTCTTCTATTTGTTTGCTTAAATCTTTTACTGCTTCTATAAGAAGCCCAACGGTATTTGCATACTTCATAGTTTTTATTGTTCCTAGTTTTTCATCTTCTACTTCATCTACTAATTCAGGAACAACTTTTTCTACTTCGTTAGCTACTACTCCTATTTCTTTTGACTTGTCTGCTTTTTTAGTAAAGTGTACGCCTCTTAGTTTTTTGACTTTATCTAAAGCATTTTCTATTTCATATATATCTTCTTTGAGTGCCATATCAGAATATGCACCAACATTGCCTACTGCTGTAAGATTTCCGCTAGAGTCAAGAGATAGTCTTGTAGCACCATTATATCTAAAATAATGACCTGACCCAGAGCCATAATAAGTGTCGGCATTATTAACAAAATAAAATCTCTCTTTGCTATCAGTAGAACTCAAAGTTGTGTTTGTAGGTAAGGATTGATTTAATTTAGCGTTAATTTGTGTTTGTACGTTGGAAGTTACTCCATCAAGGTAGCCAACCTCTGTATCAGTTACTGCACTTACAGAAACATCTCCATTACTATCAGATACTAAGGCTCTAGACGCGGTAAGATTTTCCATCTTACTAAATTCTATTAAAGCTGTTGATTTTATATCTGCATTTACAATATTAGTAATAGTATTGTTATCAGAGTCTATCGATTTATTAGTAAAGGTTGTCGATGAACTTGCAGTAACATCACTAAAACCACCACCATTCAATGTTGAATTAGATCCTAGATCTATTTTATCCAAACCATCAGTAACAGCAGCTCCAGAACCTGCTCCATCTGTAAAGACTAATTTAGTTTTACCATTTGGTATGGTTACATTAGCGCCACTACCTTGAGAAATAATTATGTTTTGTGCTCCGCCAGTTGCATTTTCAATAAACCATAATTTAGAAATTGTATTTGGAGCTAGAGTTATAGTACAAGCTGAATCCAATGTGCCAGTGTATTTTAAATACATTGCTCTACCAGGAGCAGTAGCTCCATTAGATACTGTTGTAGTGTGTACGTCGGCGTTTGTGGTTATTGCTTCAGTTCCATAACCTAAAGCTTCTCCAATTAATTCTAAATTTTCGTTTGTACGATTTCCCCAGGTCCCTGATTCATCACCAGTTCCCATTTCTCTAAGTCTGAGATTATTATCAAACGTACTTGCCATGTTTTTACCTCGTTAAATTATAATTAAATTATCATTATTAAGCCACATCTTCCCACGAAGCTGTTTCAGAATCACTTACTTCTGACCAACCTGGAGTTTGAGTATCTGTTATTTCATTAAATCCTGAAGCTTGAGATTCTTCTAGCATAGACCATACTAATACTGAGGACAATTCACTTGTTGCCTCAAACCCAATTAGAGTTACATTTGCTTTAGCTATTTCCGTTATAGTTCCTAAACCGCTAGTTAAGCCAAATCCTGATATGACAATAGTATTACTTGATCTTTGCGTTATTGTGCCTAGAGCAGAAGTAGCTAATTGACTAGCTGGAGTAACATTTGCCACTCCAGTTACAGTTACCCCTACTGAGCCAACGCTTGTATTTAAACTAGGTAAAGTTGCTACAGCTTGCGCATTTACTCCTACACCGCTCAATTCAGAAGTAGCTCCTTGGCTTGAAAAATCTATTGTTAAGTTAGATTCCCCTGTGATTGTCATTGAACCTAATCCAGATGTCATAGAAAAACCAGTAACACCTATATCTCCGCCAGCAGTAATACCTACTCCGCCTATGGCAGAAGTTGCTCCTTGGCCTGTGGGATTTATGTGAGCTACACAAACAAAAGTTGTCGTGCCTACTGAAGCAGTGGCAGACTGCCCTATTAAAGATACATTTACATTACCTCCGAGGCCAGCTAGGGAAGCGAAAGGTGATTCTGCAAATGCACTTATTCCAAACATTTAAATTAACTTAATTCCAAGGACATAATAAAGAAAAGGTCCATATTTAATGTCGGTCAAAAACAAGTAATTTATTGTGTAAATAATTCCATTAATAACTACAACTTTAAATCCAATTACTATAACTAGTACATACGCTATAGCTTCAAATAAACCTTGTTCTTTATATACTGATTTTATTTTCTTAATCGCTGCTTGAGCAATAGGAAAGTTCCATCTTAAATTGATTCTGCTTTTATCCATTGTTTATCCTCATATTCTGGGTGTATGGTATCTCCTCTAAAATGATTTGGGAATTTTTGTGTCCACTTTATATATTCAACAGGAACTCCTATATCAAATTTCTTTCTTACTTCATCAATATCTTGTTCAAGAAAATATAAAGGACTATTGGCTGATAATAATTTTTTATTTGCTCGTTTTGCTAGTTTATCTGCCTCTCTTAAAACTTTAAAAGGCATAAGAGATTTAGTGCGCCAAGCAACTTTACAAGTCACAATAAAAGCTACATAAGCAACAGGCACTACGCCTATAGCTCTAAAAGTAATTTGTTGAATTAATCCTTCTCCAAAAAGTGTAGTATCGTATCTAAATAAAATATGCCATATATCGTGTGTTAAAAACATGTGACTTGATAAATTACTCCAGAGTTTATTTCCTTTCCTTCCTGCAAGAACTTTAGTGTTTTCTCCAATAAGAAATCTTTTATCATAAAGTTCTTCCATAGACCAATTTTTTAGTAAATTACCTAAGTGCGCTCCTACAGTATTCGGAGGCAAAGATTGTAGCCACTCTCTATCTGATAATTTTGGTAATACTTTTTCTCTTACATAAGTTTCATCATTCCAACTTCCACCAAATAAAATAGGTCTTTTTTCTTTTTTAAGATGTGTAAGTAATGCTCCCAAACCAAAAGGAATAGCCATTTGTCTAATTAAACCTTGATAAGCATCTAATCTTGCATTACCAAAATCATCTTCGAGTTTTTGTAGATTATGATTATTCTCAAATACATCTCTGCTGTATTCATATATTTTCTTTAAATTCCATGCCATATTTATTACCTCTTATACGCCATAATTCTTGCAGTAGTTTCTGATTCATTTGTGATCTCTACTGAAGAACTATTTAATTTTTTTATATCATACTGACTTATCTGTGTATCTCCAATAGAACAATTCTGTGAAAAAAATAAGTACATTAAATTATCGGATTTATTAATGGTTTTAGTTTCGCCAACGCCTATATCTAAAACACTGCCAGAATATCCTTCTACTTTAGATAGAAAACAAACTAATTTAGTATTGTCTTGAGTTGCTTTTACTTCTCCATATTTAGCATACAATCCCCAAGAAAAACCTTTTTCTTGTAAAGTTTCGTAATCATTACCAAAAGTATAAGTAGCTTTATAACTTTTATTAGCCATAGCTTCTTCCCAACTTGTTTGTTCAAAGGAACCATTTTTTAAATAATCATATTGAGTTAATAAATTTAACCTTTGTAAATCAAATTCAGTAATATCATCATTTTCCCAACTAAGAGAAACTTCTACACCACCTTCTATAACAGATAATATACTTGGAGTTTTAAGTATGTTTGAACTTTCAGTATCAAAAATTTGATTTGTTACTTCAATTATTTCTGATTTTTCTGTTCTAGAAGCTACATCTCCTTGATTGCCTTCAACTACTACTATTTGAAATTCATCATCAACTACTTTAAGAGTTTCTGGCACTACAACAAAATCATATCGAACTGTCATTATATTCCCTCGCTTGTTTTGCTTTCAGCATTTTTACTTATATCATAAACAGTTTCGTCTATTTCTGTATTTATATATTCAAAAAATACTTGTTTAATTTCAAGTTCTGTCAAGCCATCAAACATGGATTTTGGTTTTCGTATGGCAACTCCTTTATAGTCGCAACGATACCACATAGTTCCATCATCGGCAGGTTCTTCGTAATAAATAATATCTTCTGCTTTTTCAATCATTACGTTTGTACAGTTATATTCCAAGTACCTGACATATTAATATTTGTATTATTATTTGTGGTCCAAGTGTAAGTAGTAGTTGCTCCGACAGGACTAGGATAAGTAGCATGAATAAGAATACTTTTGGCGGTTATCCACCCACTATTTGAATGAGTATCACTTCCATAAAGTCTCGTTGCAGGAACTCCATCTTTTGCAGGAACATCAATGTAGCGAAAAGGGCACGATGAAGTGTTCCAATTACTAGCGTACTGCGTTCCAAATGTTCCAGCTATAGTAAATGAAACTAAATGATTACCCCAAGTACCATTAGAATTTGTACTTTGCCTCCACCAAAAACCAGAAACATAACGGGCTGTATTCGTAGGATTATTAGCAGTTCCTCTAAAATGATTCATTTGTATAGCGCCAGAAGAAGGTATTTGTCCTGCGTTTCCTACTTGATCTATGCCTGATACAAAAGTATAAGTGTAAACTGTACCTGAAGCTCCAATACCAGGATAAATACTTGTATTCTCTATTGCTACATGTTTATGTCCAAACTGACGATAATAACCAGTATATGCAGGAATACTAGGACTATATTTACCTCCGGGTTGAGCAGGAACATATTGACTTGTACTTGAATAACCTACCGATGTAGATGTAGTAATAGCAGAAGCATTACTAGCTAAACTTCCAGAGTAATACTCATTTAAGCTTGCAGGATTACTACCACCCCATTCGGTTTGTATTGAACTTAAAGATACTGAACCACTTCCGGGGATCGCCATTATTTATACCTAGAATGTTTGCCATTCCCCTTATTATTTCCAGAATCGTATTGAGTTAATTCTTTAAAATAATTTTTTCTAATAACATTAACTTTGTACCAAAAAAT